GAACAACGTATCCGTAGCCATAATTATTTCGACGGTATTATCGTAGTCTATACGCTGTCTATTCATAGCCTAATTCCGCAAGGATATAATCGAGTTGTATATAACCGGCGGCGTCGACGAGGTTATCGCGCTTGTGGCTGTATTTTTCGCGCGATAATTTAAGTGCAAGTAATACGGCCGTTACGTCGCGCGGGGTTATTTCTTTTCGCCGAATAGCCGACGCTATTGCGCTAATCGATACGAAACTCTCTTCTGCCGACTCGTACCCGCGCGTACGGTTATTAACGATATTGTCGGCTTCTGCCAAAATACTAAGCTCTTCTGTCGTTTTCATTGTTTTGTCGTTTTAAATAATTCGAATGTATACTATATTTTCGTAAACGGGATTATAGATTGTGCGTGCGAGTCATCCGGGTCGTAGCTTTCTAACCGACCTACGGAGAAGCCCACGCCGCCTCTCTCTTTGGTTAGTTTTCGTGCCAAGGCGATTATACTTCGTCTACTTAATCGGCCGTCGAGTAAAACGTGATAGTCCGACCCGCAACCGACCATAGGATATCGCTTCGAAGTGTCTAAGCGGTTATTGACTCTGTCGTATGTACCGATTGATAATACCCAGATAAATAAGCATTTTCTGTTCATTGTTTTGTTGTTTTAATTGGTTCTGCGTCGGTTATTAATTGCGACAATTCTGTTTGTAATTCCGATAATTTCGATTTTACTCGCGCAACGTATAAGTCGAGTACTTCCGTAATCGGCATAAATTTATCGGCGAGCGTAATAGAATTATGCAGGCGCGAATATAGGCGTATGCCTTCAAACGTGTAACTACCCTTTTTATAGTCGTCGTAAATCGAGTCAATTCGACTCAATTCGTCGTTATATTCTTTTATTTGCGCCTGCAAAGCGATTGCCTTATTCAATTGGTCTAACGTCATAGTTTATACCAGTTTAAGTATTTCTATTTTGCCGTAATACGGATAAATGCTACCGTCGCGATATATTTCGTAACGGAGCGTTTTGTCTTTTGCCCTGTAGAGGGTTAAAATCGAAGGATTGTAGTTATTGCCTAAACTGTGGCCTACTACACTTACGTAACCATACGTAGAGGGACAATGTCGTTTAGGCGTACCTTTATACAGCTTTGCCGGAACAACGAGGTTCTTACCTTCCATAAATATTTCCAGCCAAATATCGATATACGGTTTTTGCCTTTTCATATTATGCGTTGTTTTTAAGAACAATCATTTTTTTAGGTACATAGCAAAAATCGAAATGTTTGCATTGATGCGGCGTATCCGATAATTCGAATAATTTACATCCTTCGCAATTCTCGTTCTTGTCCGTTTTTAGACAAAACTCTTTAGTAGCTCCGCAAAAGAAATACTCGGATTTCAAATCCTTTTTGACCGACCAAATAATAAGTTCTTTTAGTCCTTCTTTTTTCATTTTCGAAATAAAATGCGACTTCGGGTATAGCATAGGGTCGTCTAAGTTATCACTCGCATAAAGATTTTTTGTTTTCATATTATTCGTGTTTTGTTAAGTTATTGATAGACTTGATAATTAGCTTTGCCGTAACTTCGTTGAATTTTTCGACTCTGACGGATATGCTGTTCGTCAGTACGCCTACCGCGATATAAATATCGACTTTTGCGCATTTGTCAATTCTGTAAAACTCGCCGAATATCGGCTCCGGAATAACCTTAATAATCAGGTTATTCTTAAGTACTTTTCTTACGCTATTTTTATTGTAGTTAGCGTAAGATATGTCGGTGTCGGCATATAACGCATACCCGCTTTCGAACGTTTTTAAGTGCATACGATAGTCTATAATCGTTCCGTTCGCAAGCGCTTTGTCGTATATCGCTTTATAGTAGTCGCAAATATCTATCATGGCGACTTTGCACATTTCTTGTGCTTTAATATCGGGGTCGATGTAGTTCATAGTTGCGTATCTATTAGTTCTAATTTACCGTAGTAAACGCCGAGGCCGTCGATATAAGAAGTACTGTACCTCAATGCGCCGCGCGGCGTTTTATAAATCGTTATCCGGTTAAATTCGAAAGGCAATAACCCGTAACGGCAATACGTACCTACTTTTTTGTAGGTCAAGGGCTGATGCTTTTTAGGCTTGCCCCTATACAATTTCGCTTTAACGACCTTGTCGTTAATGAGAACGTCTATTACAATGTACATTTCCATATTCGTATAAGTTTATAGTAAATCTCTCATTAATTCCGAATTGCACGTAATCATTTCGAATGCCTCGTTTCGGCCTTTAGCGGTTAATCCGGGTATCGTAATTACGTACTCGAGGGCTTTTCTTACATAATTCTTTTCCGATACTATTTTTACGTAAGTAGCCTTTTTGGTAGCCGAAACTACCATCAGTACCGGTTCGCATTTGAACTGCGCATAATAGTGCTTGTACAAGTCTTCCAAATGCTCGAGCACAAACTCCAACAACATGGCTTCGTCTACGGCCAAGCTGTCGTGAAATTCGATAGTCTCTTGTAGCGTCATAGTCTTACAATAAATTTTTAACAAAAGCAGAATTGAAAGCGATTATACCCGCTATTTCCTTACGCTCGTCTTCGGATATATCGGGTATCGTGTTTACGAACTCGTCTATCTTTTCGACAAGCTTATTTGCAGGTACAATTTTTGCGTAAAGCTCGGTATTGACCATAGCCGCTACCATCAGTATCGGCTCGCAACCGAACTGCTTTTTGTAATGTTCGCGTAATTCGTCTAAATGCTCTACTATGGGAGCAATTGCCATTGTTTCGTCCACGGCCAAATCGTCGTGGAAATCGATAATTTCTTGTAGTGTCATAATTTAGTTGTTTTTAATAAGTTAGCGATTTCTTATAAGGTCGTTCTTATAAGTTATCCGGTAGTCGGGTGGTCTTTATTCGCCTCCTCCGCCCGACCTTAATAACGTTATTTACGTCGCTTCTTAGTACCGCACGCTTTTGCACGGTTATATTCGACCTGTTTCCGACTCGGATACCCTAAGGCTTCCAATAAGTCGTTCGGGTCGTGAATAATCTTATAGCTCCGTTCTTTTTTCGCTTTCATTTCGGACAGTCTTTAAAGAAGCTATTGATTTTGTCCTCAAACTCGGCAAACCGGTCTTTTAACCGTTCCGATTGTAACAACCCGGCCATTAATTCCGGATTAACTTCGCTTTTGTCGTAATCGTAAAACTCTATGAGCGATTTACTTTTTGTCAATGTAGGGTCATGCTGCGACAAATACCGTATTGCCTCGTCTCGGTCGGTTACCTCGACGTCAAATCCGCCATTGGCTAACAGCATTCCGTAAATCGTACCGAAAGGGCGTTTTTGGTCGATGTCGTCAATATCGATATACTTCAGTATATCCACCTCTGTACTAAGCCCTTTTAAAAAATCCTCGATTTCTTGTTTTGTGCGCATAATGATTTAATCTTTAAAGAAGTTATTGATTTTAGGTCGCAACGAACAGAACGCGCGACGCGTATTTTCCGAAAGTAATAACCGTGCCAACAACTCGGCGTCGATGTCCTCTTCAGTATATCCGCAAGCTACCGCCAACGATACGCTTTTACTCCACGACGGGTCGTGCTCGCCCAAGTATTTTACGGCGTCTTCGTAGTGCGCCACGTCTATATCGAAACCCCCGCTTTCGATTATCATGTCGTATATCGACTCGAAGGGATGTTTCTGGTCGATACGCCATATACTGACGTACATAAGCACATCGACCGGCGTATCGAGCCCCTCTAAAAATTCTTTAATTTCCTGTTTGGTTCGCATAACGGTCAGTCTTTAAAGAAGTTATCTATCTTGTCTTGCAACTCGCAAAACTCCTTTTGCGTATTCTCGGAAAGCAATAAGCTCGCGAGTTGTTCGCTGTTGATGTCGGTTATACTTAAGCCGAGCTCTGCCGCCAAAGTCAGGCTCTTGATTAAGCACGGGTCGTGTTCGCTCAAATATTCCATCGCGTTATCGCAATAGATTACTTCCATAATAAACCCGTCGTTCTCGAGCACCATTTCGTACATCGACTCGAAAGGTCGATTAGGGTCTATACGGTCTATTTCGATACACTCGAGTACGCTTTCCGGTAAGTTTAATTCGCGTAAGAATTGTTCGATTTCTTGTTTAGTTCTCATATCTATTTGTTTTTAAAGAAGTTATTGATTTCGTCTCTTAACGTCAAGAATTGACGCCGCATTTTAACGGAGTACAATAATCTTGCCAACAATACGGGCGCCATATCTTTCGCCACATATCCGCAAGCCAAAGCAACGGCCATGCTCTCAGCCCTAAACGGGTCGTGTTTGTCTAAATAGCGTAACGCCTCTTCGGTATTTACGTGAAGCTCGAAGCCTCTGTTCCTGTCAATCATATCGTACATCGCCTCGGCAGGGCGAATTTCGGGTATACGGTCTATTTCCACGAGCTCCAGTATGTCGAGGTCGGTGTCAAGTTTACTTAAAAATTTCTCTATTTCTCGTTTTGTGCGCATAACGTTTTAATTTTTAAAGAAGTTATCTATTTTGTCTTTTAAAGTTAGGAATTGTTGTCTTGTTCTCTCCGATAGCAATAAACTTGCCGCTACGGTAACACTTAGCTTGTCGTCGGTGTATCCGCAAGACGCCGCAAGTCTCTTGCTCTCGATACCCTGCGGGTCGTATGCGATTAGATACTTTACCGCATTATCGTAGTACTCTATTTTGAGCGTAAATCCGCCCGCGTCTTCAATCATTTTGTAAATGGAGTCGAACGGGCACCTCGGGTCGATATTGTCTATATCGATATAGTCCAAAAAATCGATCGCCGCGTCGAGACTCCGTAAAAAGTCCTCTATTTCCTGTTTAGTTTTCATACGTCAATCCTTAAAGAAGTTATCTATCTTGTCTTTTAAAGTTAGGAACTGTTGCCTTACTCGCTTAGATAATAATAAACTCGCCAAAGTAGTAAGAGTCGCGTTATCGGCGTTATACCCGTGGTCAAGAGCAAGTTTTTTACTTTCGGTTAGACTCGGGTCAAATATCGATAAATATATTGCAGCGGTATCTGCGTACAATACTTCATAATTAAACCCGCTATTATCGTTTAGCTGTTTATAAACGGACTCGAACGGATGTTCGGGGTCGATACTGTCTATATCGATATAGTCCAAAAAATCGATCGCCGCGTCGAGACTCCGTAAGAAGTCCTCTATTTCCTGTTTAGTTTTCATATATCAATCTTTAAAATAAACGGTATATGCCGTATCGTTTCCTATAGGAAGGTTAAGAAACACGTCGTCGCAATCCTCAATATCGGACTCAATGACTCCGAGTTTCTTAATGTCCTTCACAAGGTTTCCCCACGCAGGGTCGCCCTTATAAAAATACTTACCTGCACATCCGCAACGGCAATGCCTATCGCGACCGTAGTAAATCTTACATACGCGCGAAAAATCGATTTTACTCGTATCTATTCTCATAATCGTAAATAATAAAGTCGTCCTGCACCGTATACACGGCGCAAGACGACAGTCCGTTACTGTTCATACCATTCCTTATAAGCCTCTAAAGCTTTCATAATCAACTCGTTTACCCTCGTTTTAACGGAGGGCTGAAGCGGTTGCGTAAACAGTGCCTGCCCCTGACCCGGGCCTTCTTTACAAGGATGCGCAAAAGCATATTTATCCGAGTCTATTCTGTAGCCAAAATAGCTCTTTTCCGGATTAAACCGCTCGCAAATAAACTTGTACCCCGACCGTCCGCTATAATTATAACGGAGAAACATTGCCGGTGTACCGTCGCCGTTGTCCTTAATTACGAAAGAACTGTTCTCGAGAAACTTGTCGAGCCATCTCTGTGTCCCGAATAGGTTTTTACTGTCTACCTCGAGCTCTACTTCGAGCCCGTTTTTCGAAACGAATTTTGTCACTTCCATTGTTTTAGTTTTTTAATTACGCCTACTCTATTGACGACTTTTCGGCTTCCGTCGTTGTACTTATTCAAAGGGTCAATCTTTACAAGTCTTTATTTTCAAGACTTTAGAATAAGTTTTCCGGTACGGTCGAACCGAGTTTCTCGGTACGGTCGAACCGAGTTTTCCGGTACGGTCGAACCGAGTTTTCCGGTACGGTCGAACCGAGTTTTCCGGTACGGTCGAACCGAGTTTTCCGGTACGGTCGAACCGAGTTTTCCGGTACGGTCGAATTACAAACCTATTTTACGGTAGAGATAACCGAATGTACCTCTACCGTAACTATTAGTCAGTTAATACGGTTACTTGCGGAAACTTGTTCCTCGAGTTCCTGTTTGAACAAGTCGAGGATAAACGTTTCCAATAAAGCGCTCAAGTTCGAGTCCAAATCGAAGTCGTGGTCGTATTTTATGCTATTCCTACAAATGAAACCGGTGTTGGTCGTACCTCCGTACTCCAATGTATCCGTTATTTCATTGTATCGGATATAACAATAGTTATACCTGTCGGGACCGCCGTCATAGTCTCCGAGGTTAACCTCGAATATGGGTATACGCCCAGTTCTTAAAACCGTGTCGAATTGCGCTTTGACTTGTTCTTTTGTCGATTTCATAGGTCAGTATTTAATAAAATTACGTAAAAATGTGGAATTGATGATAATATCGAGTTTGATGTCCTCAAGTACATCATCCGGATAACCCTCTAACGTATTTACATACTCGGTTATTTTCTCAAAGAATTGATTTTCAGGAATTAATTTTACGTATGCTCCGGTAAGGGACGAATTTTTTGCTACCATTAATACCGGTTCACATCCGAATTTTTTTCGGTAATGATTGTGTATACTTTTGTCGTACGTAAGTATAAGACTCGCCAACATTGTCTCATTTGGGGCAAGTTCGTCATGGAGTCTAATCGTTTCTTTTAATGTCATCTTTTTTGCCATAATTGTAATTGTTTTAGTTTCTTGTTGTGCCTACTCTATTGACGACTTTTCGGCTTCCGTCGTTGTACCTATCCGAAGTTCCAAACTTCACAAGTCTTTGTTTTCAAGACTTTAGAATAAGTTTCTCGGTACGGTCGAACCAAGTTTTCCGGTACGGTCGAACCAAGTTTTCCGATACGGTCGAACCAAGTTTCTTGATACTATTTAGTACTTCCTTCCGTATACAGAACTTAATGTACTTTTTGTTCTGTATACAATATCTAACCTTAACTGTTAGATTTTGGTAGGAAAGACTAAATTTTTTCATATTCAAAGATAGGAAATTTATTTTGAAGTAAGAAACATATTCTGCAAAAGGTTATTAAAATTCAAGGTTTAACCGCAAAAATCCGTTAAAAAAACTGTTAAATATATATAAAAAAAGGACCGTTTCCGGTCCTTTTTCAACTTTTCTTAACCTTATTCAAGGTCATTCGTAACTTCTGACGTTTCGTTAACGGTTTCCAACGTTTCGTCCATTTCCGATAATTCTTGACGAATTTTTGTGACTTCGTTCCGTAATTCGACAATTTTTGCGTTCAATTCGGTCATCTTTTTTACCAATTTTTCGCGTTTTTTAACGGGGTCGTCGTTTTCGGACAACTCCATTAAACGTTTTTCTGCCCGTTTTAATGTTTCCGGGTCAATTTCGTCCGAAATTTTGCCAATATTTGACAAGGTTTTGTAAAATTGACGGTTGGTCTTTTCGTCGACCAACTTTAACAAAACCGTATTGGTCCTCTTATCGAGGACCACCGACTTGATTAAAAACCGGTTGTCCGAAATTTCCGTAAACCTTCCGACATAAGACCACGCCTGTTTTAACAGGTTTTCGACGTCTTTTTCCGTTTTCGGACTTATTGACCTTTGTTTGGGACTAAAGTCCTCCACCTTCTCGTCCAAAATTTCGATTAAATCGGACCCGAATGCCTTACGAATAACTTTCCCGGTTTTTAAGTCTTTGACGGTCCATAAAGGGTTTTTAGCACGAACGTCGTCCAAAACCCCTGTTACCACACCCTCGACCCATTGAATGGAATTGAACGGGACAACCCGGGCACGATACCCGATTTTGGACTTCATTTTTTTAACGACTTCAGACCTTGTCAGGGTTTCAGTTTCTTGAACTTCATTGGAAGTTTCTTGCATGTCCTCATCTATGTTAACATAGATTGGACTTTCTTGACTGTTAACAGTTGTTAACAAGTCCTGGTCTTTCTTAGTTTTCATATTACAATTTGTTAAAGAACGTTATTAGTAGCAAAATACTACTAATATCCAATTGGACTGTGGTCCTTAATTGAACAGTATAAAGATAGAAAAATAAATTGAATTACGATACTAAAGGAAGTTAAAGTTTGACTTCAAAAATAGGTCGAAAAGTTAATAAATATTAAAGAATAACCCCCTATACAGAACTTATTTTATAAGTCGTATTTATAATTGTAACTACACTTATAAATCGAATTTATAACGACGTATAAAAGTCTCGTTAAATATAGAACCTAATTTATAAATTAAATTTATAAGTTAGGACAATATATAAGTCAAATCTATAATTATAAGTTATAAGTCAAATCTATAATTAAGAACAATATATAAGTCAAATTTATAACTTATAAGATATAAGTTATATCTATATTGTGACTACCCTTATAAGTACTACTTATTAGGTTTAGTTAACAAATGTTTTTAGTTAATAGTTATAGGACTGCTAAAATTAACATTCGTTAACTGAAGAGGTTTTAAGGAAGGTAAGAAAATAAGTAGTTAATTTGCAAATATTTAGCTAATAAAATTGAAAGAGGATAGGTTAATTGCTGAATTAGGTTAAAGGAGATTAAGGACTTTTGCAATTAGGATTTTAACTATAATTTACATTTGTAAATTTACATTTGTTAATTTTAGTTTACATTTGTAAATAGGTCATTCTCCTTCAATTTTAGTACTTATTAACATTCGTTGACACTTATTAACAAATTGACTTATTCTCCTTTATTTAACGCTTGTTAACACTTATTAACAACTCCACCTATCAACCTTTCTTTACAATTCTTTGCACTTATTAACAGTTCCCCCTATTAGGTTCTATTTACAATTCTTTGCACTTGTTAACAGATTAGGTTATTAGTTATCTCTTACAATTCTTTGCACTTGTTAACAGAATAGGTTATTAGACATCTCTTACAATTCTTTGCACTTGTTAACAGAATAGGTTATTAGACACTTCTTACAATTCTTTGAACTTATTAGCAGTTCCCCCTATTAGGTTTGGTTCACAAATCTTGACAAGTTTTAAGAAGTGACTCTAATTTAGATTTTAACATATTTTTGAAATTAGGGGGTAGGTTGATGGAAGAGGGGCCCTTTATAATATATATAGAGCAAGGCGCGTCTCGAAAAATAAAATTTGAGCCAAATCTATATCCCCAACAATTCTACCTAAACCCGGTTTTTGTACGGTAATAAGCCATTGGCTCCCATAAAAAATTATAGGGGCCATAAGCCTTTTAGCGGATACGGGGGAAAATTGGTACAAATTTCATAAACAATAAATGGAATTATTGTTTAAGACTAACTGCTTGACACCCAGCTCGATAGAGGCCTTTTAAACAATAAACGAGAAAAAACGGACTAAACTTTTTTTCGTCAATTGTAAATGAATGCTAAAAAAATAATTTGGGACTTTATCCTAAAAATATTTCGAATTTTAAACAATAAACGAAATTATTGTTTAAGACTAACTGCCTGATACACAACTCGATAGAGGCCTTTTAAACAATAAACGAGAAAAAACGGACTAAACTTTTTTTCGTCAATCGCAAATGAAAGCTAAAATCAGGCCCGAAAAAAGCCTATAAAAAAATTTAAGCCTTTATCCCAAAAATATCTCAAATTTTAAACAATAAACGAAATTATTGTTTAAGACTAACTGTCTGGTATACAAGCCAATAGGAGCCTTTTAAACAATAAACGAGAAAAAACGGACTAAACTTTTTTTCGTCAATTGCAAATGAAAGCTAAAATCAAGTTGAAAATAAAATTGACTGTTTTACTCAAAAATATTTTGAGTTTTAAACAATAAAATGGACTCAAATCGCAAAAATTCGCAAATTTAACATTTTAACTCTTTGATTTTCAATGAATAAACAAAATAAACACAACCTTTAGTTTATTGTTTAAGAAAATTTATATTGATTTTCAAGTAGTTAGGGGGCCTTTTAAACAATAAACAATAATTTTAATACAAACTTTCCATTGGAAAATGAGCTTAAACGCTAAAATTTTAGCATTTAAGCTCATTTCGCCCAGAAAGTTATATAGATTTTATTGTTTATTGTTTAAAATGCCAGTTTTTAGGCCTGTAACCCCCTCATTTTTAATAGGTTATTCCATAAACAATCATTGTTTATTATTGTTTAAGATTTGTGCCCGCTAAGCCGCTAACCACTTTATTTACAGACAATTAAGCTCTTTCGAAGGTCAAAAATTATTGTTTATGAAGGCTCCGAAACTCAAACAAAGAATTGTATCGCGCTGATTTTTAGCTCGTTACATTTTTACTCCGTTTTTTAGCACTTTTTGTTCTCCCGCAAGCCACTTTTTTAAGGGGAGTTCCCATAAAAATGAAAATACGGGATAACCTTTAGGTAAATTTTTAGCTTAAAATATTTCCTCGTTTAAATTTTAATTTTTATATTTGTATTCGTAACGCTATATTCTCTTTATATGGAACCCGTAAAAGATAAACTCGATAAACTGATACCCGACAGAGGGTCGTTGCCGAGCCCCGGTTTGGCAAATGCGATAAACGATTTGCAAACTGCCGAGGCAGAGAAGCTGTTAGACTCGGAGCGTAGGGCGAAAGCCCGCAGGTTGAGGGCCAAAGTAAAATATTATAAGAATAAGTACGGGCCGGAATACGAGCCCGAGTTCGACGAAGAGGGCAATTATATAGAACCGCTATACCCGCCGGAATTAACGACGAAAACGATACTCAAAGAAGACGATTACGAAATAGTGACGACCCCCCTCATAGACGACGAAAAGACGGACGTCATGTTCACGGGTCAGTATGCCCACCTAAACGGCACTACTTCCCCCCAAATCGCCCGCCTGTTCAAGAGGCTCAATATAGACGAGACGGTCAGGCTCACCAAATCCGAAATGTTCGACCTTGTCGCCACACTCATGATGTGCAACGAGAAACAACTGAAGGCTATCCTAAACAACAGGCGTGTGCCGGCCGCAGTGCGCATTATCGTCAAAGCCCTGGAGACCGATATGAAAGTAGGCTCTCTGGACACCGTAGAGAAGCTATGGGACAGGATTTTCGGCAAGCCTTCGCAGACGGCCAATATTATAGACGAGAGGCCCGTGTCGGCCCTGCAAGAGTTGTTGCCCGGCGTTAAACCGGGGAAAACCATTAGTCGAGAGGCGTATTTGCTGATTAAAGAACGGCTATTCGGAGATTGACCTCCTTCCTTATACATTATATATATGAGCTACACGCAGAAATCCCAATCGCAACCTACCGCTTTAATGCGCGATACGACGCCTGTACCGCTCGACCCGGTACAGGTACTGCGCTTAGAGTTGTTGACCTCGCTCACGAAATACACGAAAGCGATGTTCAAAGCGCAGCACAAGCGCTCGTTCGTGCTCGCGCGCCACCACGAGTTGATAATCGAGAAACTCGAAGGAGTGCTCGACGGTAAAATCAAACGCCTCATCATTAATATAGCGCCGCGTTACTCCAAAACGGAGCTGGTGGTAAAACAGTTCATAAGTGCGGGGTACGCGCTTAACCCCAGATGCAACTTCATGCACCTGTCCTATTCCGACGCACTCGTTAACGACAACTCCGCGCAGATACGGGAATTGATGAACCTGCCTATATACAGAGAGTTGTTCCCCGAGTCCGCTTTGGAGAAACCCGGTAAAGCCTCGTCCGAACGATGGAAGACGAAAGCCGGCGGCGAGTTCTACGCGGTATCGACGCAAGGTCAGGTAACCGGCTTCGGTGCTGGTCAGGTGGACGATATAGAGGCCGACAACCTGGATAACGAGTGGTTACGTTACGACGACGAGTTCCTCAACAAGTTGGGGCTTATAGGGGCTAACTCCAACGTATTCAGCGGGGCTATCATCATAGACGACCCCATCAAACCCGACGATGCGCTGTCCGATATACTGCGAGAGAGGGTCAACCAGCGCTTCGAGACGACCATACGCTCCCGTACCAACTCCCGCAATACGCCCATCATCATCATTATGCAACGCCTGCACGAGCACGACTTGTGCGGATACCTCCTGGAGAAGGAGCCCGACGAGTGGGAAGTGCTGTCGCTGCCGGCCATACAGGCAGACCCGGAGACTGGAGAAGAGTTCGCGCTCTGGCCGTTCAAGCATACGTTGGAAGAGTTGTACCGCCTCCGCGAAGCAGACCCGATGGTGTTCGAGACACAGTACATGCAAGACCCGAAACCGAGAGAAGGCCTGTTGTACACGCACTTCGGCACCTATACTACGATACCTCAGGAGCCCGGTATGAAGCGATGCAACTATACCGACACGGCCGATACCGGAGCGGACTTCCTGTGCTCGATAGACTTCGTCATGGGTAAAGAGTACAACTACGTTATAGATGTGCTGTATACGAATGCCCCCATGGAGGTTACGGAGCCCGCCACGGCTCAAATGCTCACGAAGGACAGGATAGACTTGGCAAGGATAGAGAGTAATAACGGCGGTCGCGGATTTGCCCGTGCGGTCATGCGCTTATTGAAGACGGACTTCCGGAATTTCAAAACGACGGTGACGTGGTTCACGCAGTCGCAGAATAAATACGTACGCATACACACGCAATCGGCGGAGGTAATGAACACGACGCTTATGCCCGAGGATTGGGCGACGCGCTGGCCTAAGTTCCATACCGCTTTGATGTCCTACAGGAAGGACAACAAACGCCGCAGTCAGCACGACGACGCGCCGGACGCCCTGACAGGTACGTACGAGATGCGGGACAAGGTTGCAAAAAAGAAAAAGATAAAACAGCTCAATGCTAAATAACGTTAAATAATGCTAAAATAGAGATTTTTAACGCCGATTATTTTATTATATAAAGAATAATATATATATTTGTTTACGAAATTATTAACTATTAATACGAATTATTATGGGATTAAATTGTGCATGTCCTCCCGCAGCGTCGTTAACCGGATTTGCTATTCCCGAATGCCTCGAAGGGTTCGGCCAAGTGAACAAAGTTATCTTTCAGCGCATATTCTCTGCAGCAGGTACGAAAAATAAGCTCATAGGCGACCCTGCGGCATTGGCTTCTTGGACTCCGGCATTTCTTGCCGACGACGGAACGAAAATGGTCATTACTCCTTACGTATCTAACCCTACGGTTACCGCGGGAGCGAAAAAGACTTACGGAGGCGGCAACGCCACTCCCGGAGGATTGATTAAGATTATCGGTGCCGAGCCTACCGCATTCACGGCACAATTCGACGATATGCCGCAATCGGTTATTAAGGCGATGAAGGCGTTAATGTGTGAAAACGTAGGCGTGTACCTCGTCAACGAGAGAGGGCAGATAGGCCTCAAGAAAGTAACAATTGACGGCACTCCTGTTACGTACGAATACATGCCTATCCCTATCGCTTCGCTGTTCATCGGCGACAAGGTCTTGGGCGGGCTCGATAATCCCGATACCAACGCCATCGAGTGGAACTGGCCGGCTAATTGGAGCGACGACTTTGCCGTTATTACGCCTAACTTCGACGCGCTCGGCGCATTGGTAAATTCGATTTGATATGGCAAAGCAGACTTTTGTAGAGTTGTACTCGCCCGAGTTATGCATGCTGTATAGCTTCGAAATAGGGCACGCGACGCGTATATTGCGCGACGCAAACGCTTCCTGGGTATTACCGGAAAACAGTAAATACGAATTTGTCGATAATGAGCTTAAGCTTAGAACAAATAAAAGAAAGTCTAACGAGCCCGAGTAAGACGCGCGTTATTAAACGTGCGGCTTACCTGGAGGAGGTAGTACGCTTTCACACCGACACCAATTTAAACGAAGCGAACATAGCGCGAGCGAGTTCCGATTTTTTGGCGTGGGTAAAAGGGTTGTTGCCCGAAGACAAATACAGGATATTCTTACAGCTATACAGGTTTCCGCTTTATACGCCTTCCGTAGTAGAGAGTATTTATATCGATTTGGGGCGCGTGTTCGACAGTCGCAACTATTCGTCGACTTACCAATTCGTAAGTAGCGAGTTGTTAGACGATTGGGACTACTACAAACTTCACAATCTTCGTTCTCCCGTTATATGGAAAACGGAAGGCTGGGACAAAATGAAAACGGCGCCGAATAGCATTCTAATCGTAGACTTGCCTGCCGAACAGACGACAGAAAAACCGGAGCCGTACTTTTATTGGCTCGATATTCTTAACGTTATCGACTACCGGTTAAAACCCGACGGCGTAAGCTTCGAGTGGATAATTTTCAAGCAGCCGAACAACGTTATAGCCGTCTTCGACGATACGCGCATGCGTACGTATCAATCGGAAGAGAGCTATACGAAGATTTTGGGGCAACTTACGGATACCGTGCACAACCTCGGGTACTGCCCTGCGAGGTTCTATTGGTCGGAAGCGCTCAATTCTAAAGAGCCCGATTTAAAACGCAATCCTATCGTCAAAGAGCTGTCCAACCTCAACTGGCTGTTATTCTTTGTTATAAGCAAGCGCCACTTAGACTTGTACGCGCCATATCCGATTTACAGTGCTTACGAAACTTCGTGCGATTACGTTAACGAAGAGACGCAAGCCTATTGCGACCACGGATTTTTACGTAATCCTGACGGTTCTTACAGTACGCTGCGAGACGGGTCGGTAGAGCAGTGTCCGATATGCAGAGACAAGCACTTGGCAGGCCCCGGTTCCTTAATCGAGGTGCCTGCGCCTGACAGAGATACGGGCGATATGCGTAACCCCGTACAGATTACGTCGATAGACGCCGCGTCGCTTAAATACAACGTCGACGAATGCGAAAGGCTCGAGCAGCTAATTCGCATGCGCATTGTAGGTATAGGCGGTAACATCAGCGAAAAAGAGGCGATGAACGTTTCGCAGATTTTAGCTACTTTCGAGGACAAGATTTCGGTACTCAACAAGCTGAAAGTCAACTTCGAGAACGCACAAAGGTTTGTGGAAGAGACGATTTGTCGCCTGCGTTACGGCAGTAGCTTTATCGACTTGTCGATTAATTACGGTACAGAGTTTTATATCTACTCGATAGAGGATTTGTACAACAAATACGATATTGCGAAAAAGAACGGCGCGACTAACGCGGAGCTCGACTTGTTGCAAAATCAGATACTCGAAGTCGAGTACAAGAACAACCCGATGTTACTGCAACGCTTGCTTATACTGAAGCACATAGAGCCGTTAAGGCACTATACGACGCAAGAGGTAATACAATTCGTTCAACAAGGCCTGGTCGATGTAGAGACGGCAATATTGAAGCTGAATTTCGGTGCTTTGATAGACAGGTTCGAGCGCGAAAACGTCAATATCGTAGAGTTCGGTTCCAAAATAGACTTCAATTCGAAAATTAACAACATTATACAAATTTTAAAGAGTTATATTTATGAAACTATCCCCACAGCAAGAGAAACAGTTCAAAGCCCGTCAAGCGGAGTTGGACAACAAGCTCAAAGCGTTTAAAGCGCTGGAAAAGCTTTCGCCTCAACAGGCAGACGAGGTAAAGAAAATCGAAGCAGAGCTGACGCGTATTAAAGAAGCGCTCGAAGCGGAAGACGAAGGGCCTATGGTAATAGCCATGCCCGATGAAGCGGCAAATTACGTCGTGCCCAAAGGAGAAGAGCATTACGTACATATCCGCATGTTTATCGGTAACAGGTTCGACCCTATTACCGGAGAAGAGACTACGTCGTATACAATTCAGAAGTTTAACGTAACCGACTTCAAGAATTTCGAAAAACAGGCTCCGCGCTTAGGTTATCATTACGGTTTCTTGCATAAACCTGCAGGGTTCAAATCTATTTACGCAAAAAAATAACGGTATGGCACTCACAATCGAAAAATTAAAAGAAGAGCAACTATTGGCGTCGCTAACGCCGGAGCAACTTACCGCAATTGCGGCTTTAAGCGCGGCAGACGAGAATACCGTTATCGGTACACGTATAGGGGAGCTTCACGGTTCTTACGAAAAAGACGTATTTGCGGTAACAGGCATTCCTAAATTACCCGGCGAAAAGGCTTACGAGTACAACAAACGCGTTCTTTCCCATTTTAAAAACGAGTTGGAAACGACAACGAAAACCGTAGACGAGATTAAAGCCGAAAAAGCGGCTATCGAAGAGCAGCTTAAATCGGGAGGAACGGATGCGGCGCTTAAATCGCAGTTAGAGCAAATCAATAAAGCGCTTAAGGATGCGCAAGACGCACTAAAAGCGAAAGACGAGCTTATTAAAACGAAAGAAACGGAGTTTACCAATCAGCTGACGCAAACGAAAGTTAATTTCCAATTTGCACAGGCGAATAAGGATATTAAGCTTAAACCCGTCTATTCCGACAGCATAGCCAATACCTTACTTATGCAGGCAAAGAACGAAATATTGTCGAAGTATACGCCCGATTTTGTGGTAGACGAAACGGGTAAAGAAACTTTGGTTTTTCGCGATAAACAGACTAACGAAATTGCGCGCAATCCGGATACGGGCTTGAGTCCGTACTCTATACACGACCTGTATAAAACTACGGTACTGAAAGACGCTATCGATACGGGTACCAAACAACCGGGCGGAGGCACTACGGGATTTATGCCGAAATCGCCTGTCGATGCGCACGGTATCGATTTAAGCGGCGTAAAAACGCAGCGAGAAGCAGACGAATTGATTTACAATCATTTGATGGCCAAAGGGTTGGCACGCGGAACAAAAGAATTTTCCGACGAGCAGGCCAAAATACGACAGGATAATGAAGTAGCCAAACTACCGATTAGATAAATTCACATACGCAGGGGTAACGTATATTTACTAACATACTAATTTTTACATTTATGAGTTTAATTAACACACGCATTCAAAACATTCGGGCAAATTCTAACCTCGACAAGAACGAGTACCGCCCGAGTCGCTACGGAGCGTTCGATACGTTTATGATGCAGACAAGCGACCCTGCCGGAATTATATCGGACGAACTCGCGCAAAAAGCATTTCAATCTATAGGTAATACTATAGAGGTGCCCGTTATTAACTACGATGCCGGTATTACTATCGGTAATACGCGCGACATTGTCATTCCGCACAGCGAAAATACGTCGGCAATGTTGGCAATTTCTTTTGCTACTTATGCTTGGGGTTTTACCATCGTGCCTTCGCAGCACATGAACAACGAAATCAGCATTCAAAAAGACTTCGAAAAGAAATTTACGAAGTACTTGTATGCACTTGCAGCCGACCTCGAAGGAGTGGCCGTTGCGTCTCTTTCTGCAGCTAAATCGCAGGTATTCAAAGACTTGTTGACTTACACCAATACTGCAAACGTAATCGGCGCAACTTGGGACCAACGCGATGCTTTAATCGGTGACCTTAATGTGATTATGGGCGCTAACGACTTTTTCGGTCAATATCATCTTATTGGTAACGCCGGTGTAGAAAGCATTATCCGTAAACTTGCGCAATTCGGCTTGTACAACGAGCAAATGAAGTACATGGAGTACTCCGACAAGATTTTGCACTTTAGCAATACCATTACTAATGCCGCCGGTAAATTCGGTACAGGGTATTTGGTTGAAGGAGGCAATCTCGGTATTCTTACTCGCGTCGAGCGCGAAAGTATCTTAAGGTCGTCTACCGGAGACGGTCACGAATGGGATATAGACACTTTGCCTATGCTCAATTTACCGGTAGGCACTTACTACTACGACTCCGTAGAAAATGTAGCGGCTGACGCTAATTTCGGCGCACATGTTGCAGACCTGACGCGTGCGAGGGTTGAACATTACGGCTTTGCCGTGGACGTTGCTTTTGTTACGGCGTATAACAGCGCTCCGACAACTTTGCCGAGTCCTATTATCGCTTTCGATATAGCAGCCGCACCGTAAGCCTTAGTGTTCTCTTCGCTTCTTTAGTTTTCAAGTGTGTTGCCCGGTAGTGTCGGGTGCTTACGAGTTAAGTTACTCGACACTGCTTTTTAATTAAAACGTCGATAATGCTGAATATTACAGAAATCAAAAACGCTTTTTCGGGCTTGGTCGGCTTCAGTGACGATATGAGCGCGCATACGCAAAAACTGCAAGCTTCGCTTAAACGCAGTTTGTCCGGTACGTATTTCCAAGATGCACATCCGCTAATTACTTTACAGGTACTCGAGGAAATTGCTCCTCGCAATTTAAGCCTCGATAGATTTGTCGAAGTAGTTAACGGCTCGGCATATAATGTCGGCGATATTGTAAAAAGTGCGGATAAAATTTATATGGCAATTGCCGATACCGTTTATACGGGCGTATTTGACGCAAATTGGGAAGAGACTAATTTATTTTCTATTTGGCTATTATCTAAGGTACAGGCTACTATAGTTAAAGTAGTGCAAACCGTATTGTCTAACAGCGCGATAGATTTGGACGCCAAGCATACGCTAACCGAAGACGTTCTATTTACGGGAGCCGGTTATATTAAAGACGTAATCCCGAATAGTAACAATTTGGTCGGGCTCATAGTAGAGCCTCGTTTTATGAACGGCATAAGCCTGAAAATAAACAAGATAGGCCTTCAAAGTACGGTTCCGGGCGATTTAATGCTTTATATCTTTCATTCGTCGTCGAATTTACCGGTAAAAATAATCAAATTGGCTAAAACCAAATTCGACACTTTCGAATGGACTAATACTGACGATTTGGTTTTAACCAATTACGATTATGCGCCGAACGGCTATTGGATTTTTGTATATAATCAAAACGATTTGGAGGCCTTAGGCAGCCAGGCAATTAAGAACACCGTAAATTTAAGGCAATTGTGCCCTACATGCAGGCATACTGCCGGTTTACAATCGTTTATAGACGTTTTGGCATTTAAAACCGACAATACCGGCTTTAGTAATACGTTATGGGAGCAGAATAATAATCTTTACTATACCGATACTAATTTCGGGCTTAATTTGGATATTTCCGTCGTTTGCGATTTTACGTCTATATTTATAAATCATAAAACCGATTTTATAAATTTGGTCAAATTGCAATTTGCGGTCGATATGTTGCGCGAGTTTGTCTATAATGCCAATGCCCGCGTAAATCGGACTGCGGCGATAGCCTCCCGTGCGGACGTACTATACGCATTAGACGGCGATACGTCCAAATTTTCTCGTCGTTCGGGATTGTCTTACGATTTGGAGCGCGCGTACAATGCTTTCGAAATAAATACTAAGGGACTCAATACGAGGTGCTTACCTTGTAAAAGAAACGGTGTCAAGTATAAAACTATGTTGTAATGAACGTAATAGCCGATAAAATAGAGGCACTACGAAAGTTTCAGTCCAATATATTCAGGTATATAAGGACAATCGTAGAAATGTACGATTATGTACTCATAGATATGAATATTCAAGACCAGCTATACGAGCAGGGTATATATAGAACTGGTACGGAAATTGCCGCAGAAGAGCCTTATAAACCGCGAACGGTAAAGTTTAAGCTGATGAAAAGGCAACCTGCGGACAGAGTGACGCTGCGAGACGAAGGCGATTTTCACAAATCGTTCGCGATAGAGGCCGGAAATCATTCGTTTAAAATTTTCGCTACGGATATAAAAACCGAAATGCTTACCGCAAAATACGGAGAAGAGATTTTCGGTTTAACAGATGAAAACTTGAACGAGTTTATTAAAGAGTATATTTATCCGGAGCTTAAGGAGTTTTTACTAAAGGAGTTAAAATCATGATTACTAATACGATAAATGCCATAGCCTCTATATTGGGCGGTAAATTGCCTTGGATAGACAACGCTTACGGTAAAGCGTATACGCTATACGACAGTGAAGGTCGAATATATCCCGCAGCACATTTATACGGTAACGAATACGTTTCGTTATTACCGAACGATACGTTAGGCAATTACCTGTTTTTCGAAATCGAAGACCCGAGTATAGTAGTCGGTTCGACGCAAGAGCATTTCGTATCGAGCTTTCGTACAAATTTGATAGTTTGGTTTAATATCGAAAGCGTTTACGGGCCTGTAGCGGAGCAGATTTTAACCGACTCGATAAAGAAAGATATTGTCTTGGCATTAGCGCCTAAGTTTTATCCTATGGCAACTATTAATGTGCTCGAGGTGTACGAGAGTGCCGAAAATATATTCAGGTATTATCCTCTAACTCAAGTAAATACGCAGTTTCTTATGCTGCCTTATTACGGTTTCAGATTTGTTTTAAACATTAAAGAAAAAACGATATGCTAAGTTTATTGCTAATTTCCGTTATAATCGCACTACTTGTCGCTTTTTGTATTATATTAGCTGAGAAAACAGGGGTTATTATTTACTTGGCGAGTAAAACGAAAAGCCGTATGCTCAATATGCTACTGAGTTGTTATTTTTGTATGGGTTTTTGGCTATCGTTATTTGTAGTAATAATTATGGTAGTTATTACTAAAAACGCCGAGTATCTTATAGTTCCTATATTTTCGTCGGTTATAGTACGCAGGTTATTATGATTAATCGCAAGATAAATAAGCATGACGTGAAGATTTACGACAGTATCGAAGAGCTACCTATCGTTAATTTTCAAAAGTATAATAAGTTTATGCTTATTAGCAGTATTATAGGCAACGACGTAGCGGATATAGATTTGTATTTGGTAAAAGCGATAAAGTATATAGAGCAGAACGATTTGTCTTTGGCCGTACGACAAATAGAGAATATACGAAATGCGCTGTATTTGATAAATCAGGAGCTGAGCCCCAAGTACTTGGCTTTTGCTGCGTTAGTAGCCGAAATAGACGGTAAAGCCGTTACGGATTTATCCGACAGTAACCTAAAAGAAGTATTGTCTTTGTTGAATACCGAGCGTAAGAGCGTTATCGATAATATTTTAGCACTATTTAAAAAAAAAGTAGACAACGAGTTTAGCATATATTTTCCGAAGTTTCAAAATAGCGCGCAAACTAAAGAGCTGTATACCAAGTTAAAAAACCGCGTTTTACTCGAGCTCGATACGATTATAAACGATAGTGCAGATTTGGAAACGATAGATAAAATAGATACCGAGTTGTTATTAACGAGTAAACCGAAAGTATTTAGCGGGCCTGAAAGCTTCGAGGTACAGAACGACAAACAGTTTAACGAGCTTTGTTTGTTCATATCTAAGAGTTTAAACGTAGAGGTCAAAAAATTAACGGTGTTCGAATTTTATAACTCGTTAGAGTATATAGAAAAAGAAACCAAAATTAAAAAGTAATGGATATAAACCCAATTCCGTATAGCGCATTTGTAAAAGAAGACAATTCTATACAAAAGCTTATAGACCAGCTCACAGAGCTGCAGAATACGTATTTGTCGTTACTTAAAACGGTCAAATCGGATGCGGGTGCCTTAAAAACTTCTTTATCCGGTGTAAATGCCGCTACCAATGAAGGGCAAAAAGCCGTAAACGAAGCGTCGTTAGGCGCGCAACGGCTTAAACGACTTCAGGAAGAGCTTGCTTTAGCTTTATCCGAAACCGGGCAAGAAATAGCAAAATACAAGGTCAAACTTGCAGATGCTACCGAGACGAATAAACTGACGGCAACGCAAACTTTAGCAAGTGCCAAATCGGTAAAACAGCTAAAAGCAGAGCTTGCGACCTTAATTAAACAGTATGAGGGGTTATCCGGAGAAACGCGCGTGTATGATGCGACAACGCAGGAGTTGATAAACAATATTAAGAATTTACGCGCGAGCGTAAAAGAAGCTACGGACGCCATAGCTTTAAAAACGGCGGCTACGCAAAAACAAGTTACTGCGAATAATGCAATAGAGGCGGCTACCAAAAAATTAATCGGAGCATACTCTAACGAAATAGACGAGTTATACCGTATAAAACGCGAAACGGACGAGGTACTGAAAATAAAGAGGCTTGAAGCCCGTGCTGCAGAAGGTACTGCCGGGTCGTATAATGCACTTGCGGCTCAATACGAGCTGAATATGATTAACCTCAACAAATATTCGCAGGAGGTAATTAACAGCAGCAGGTTTTTATCGCGTCAGCAAGAAGAGTCTAAAAAACTTCGTTTCGAAATGATGCGCTTAAAAGAAGCAACCGGTAACCATACACTTAGCGTAGGTAATTATACGAAAGCTTGGAACGGGTTAGGCATGGCTACGCAACAAGTAGTGCGCGAGTTACCGGCTATGGCAGTATCGGCACAAACGTTTTTTATCGCTATTTCGAATAACATACCTATTTTGGCGGACGAAATCAAGAACTTAGTACAGCAAAATAAAATAGCTGCTTCTCAAGGACTTGCAACAGTAAGCGTAATAAAACAAATCGTAAGGTCGCTTCTTAGCTGGCAAACGGCATTAGTATTAGGATTAACCGCGTTATCGTTATTCGGCGGCGAGCTTGTTAAGCTTATTAAGTCTATCGGTACCGCCGATAAAGCTACTATGTCTTTAGCAAAGGCTCAAGCAACGGTTAATAAGACGTATGCCGATGCCGACGAAACGTATGCCGATACTATCGTAAAATACAAGATATTACGCGAGCAGTGGCTAAATCTTAGCGATAGTTTAAATGAGCGTACGCGGTTTATAGAGGATAATGCCGACGCTTTTACCGAACTCGGTATTAGCATAGAGGATGTTAACGACGCGGAGAATATATTTGTCAATAACTCTGCTGCCGTTATACGCGTTTTGGAATTACGCGCAAAAGCCGCTGCGGCGAGAACTTTGGCCGAAAAAGAATTTGCTCTTGAGGTTGAACGCGCGGCAAAAGAACAGGAGCGTATAGCAAAGGCGCAGAGCGATTTAGCGAAAGAGCAAAGTTTTGTCGAGCGCGGGCTTATGACGCCGAGGCCTTTAATACCGAGTGCAGAAGACTTAAATCGGTTTAAGGCTACTATGGACTCGGTATATACTACTATGACCGAAGAGCAGAAAAAAGCATACTTAGACGCTTCGAAGTCGGCTTTTCAACGTCAAGGCGAGCAGTATATCGATTTGATGTCGCAATATATAAAAGAAGCCGAAGCGGTAGCAGCGGCTGCCGGTATAAAACCTCCAAAAGATAAAACTAAACCCGATAAAGATGCTACCGAAAATTTATTGGCAATCGAGCGAGAGAACTTAAAAATACGTAAGCTTTATGCCGAGAGTATTACTAATCTCGAACGTGACGAATTAGAAAAGCAGAAAAAGCAGTTAAAAGATACGTTCGATGCCGAAGTAGCTGAGTTAAGAAATAAGCAGCGTAACGAGGAAAAGCTGACCGAAGAGAGCCGTAAACTCATAGACGATATAATATATAATAAACGTAAAAAGCTCAATACCGATTTAGAATTGCTGGATATTGACTACCAGCAGCGACAACTTAATTTCGAAAAAGAAGGGTTGGACTTACGGTTAGAACTTACCGAAAGAGGTACGGTCGAGTATTACGAACTGCGTAATAAGCTGTTGCAAAATCAAATGGAGTACGAGTTACTCGAGAATAGAAAGCAAATCGAGTCTTTGCGTAAAGACGAACAAGCTATACGCGATAAATACGGCTACGATATGCTGCAAAATAAGATTGCGCTCGACGATATGTTATTTAGTCAAACGCAAGCCTATCAAGAGTCGGAATTTAACCTGATACGTCGTTCCGAGTACGAAAAAAATAGGTTTAGACTGCAGCAAGAGAAAGAAATGTGGGCACGACGTTTACAGATGGCGAAAGCCGGCTTATTGGCTATCAGTAAAACGGAGCAGGATACGATAGAGAATACGATAAAGATTATCGAGCGTCAGATGCGCGATTTAGATGCCGAACGCGATATATATGATTTAATAGGGCTGCGTTTAGATAACGAACAAAAATCGGCTATACAGGAAGCGACTTCTTTCGTAAAAGCGAATATATCCGATATGCTTGCCGCCGAAGTACAATTGGCCGAGACTAAGCTCGATAATGCCCGCAGTCAAGTAGAGCAGGCAATGGAGTTTCTTAAGTTAGAAATGGAAGCGCGTAACAAAGGATATGCACATAATGTAGAGACTGCAAATAAAGAATTGCAACTTGCCCGCGAAAAAGAAGCTAAAGCCTTAAAAGACAGGCAAAAAGCTTTAGAGGCACAAAATAAGTTGGATACTATCGAACAGACTACTTCGCTTATAACGGCGTCGGCGAATATATGGAAATCGTTTTCCAAATTAGGGCCTTTCGGTGTAGGGGCCGCAGTTGCGGCAATCGCATTAATGTTCGGGTCGTTTGTTGCAGCTAAAGCTAAAGCTAAAGAGGTAAGTACCGTCGAAACGGAAGAGTATGCCGAAGGGCACGTAGAATTGCTTGAAGGGGGTTCGCATAAATCCGGTAACGATATACCGCTCGGGCGTACAAAAGACGGCAAAGAACGCAGGGCAGAAGGTGGAGAAGTATTCGCAATAGTCAATAAACGCAGCGTAAGGCGATACGGTAAGGATAAAGTATTCGATATAGTATCGAGTATCAACAAAGGGGTATTTGAAGATAAATATACGAAGATATTCAGCCCGATTAATTACGAAGTATCGAACTCGAGTGCAAATATAGATTTGTATGACCTCGATTTAAACGTAAAAGCTATTCGAGAACAAAACGAATATAAGTATTATAACGGAGGTAACGGCTTGATTATCGAGCGTTATAAAAACCGTACAAGAGTATTTAAAAAATGATAGGCGAGTATACGTTCAAAATAAACGGCTTAGATTGCGACCCCGCATATTCCGACGATTTAAAATTGGAATATACGTTACAGCAAGACGCTTTTTATTACCGAAAAGCGCTTGTCGGAGAACTTACTTTTGTAAGGGGCGATTACGACTATATTATGTCTCAACCTTTCGATACGCGTTTTAACGTAGACGTGTATAATAATGGCGTATTATTTTTTAGCGGGTATTTTGCACGAACAGACTGCAAAGAGAATGTAGACGACCGCAATATAAAAGTACAGCTTAATTCGACCGATGCCTATGACGCTATATTGAATAACTTCGATACGACGTATAATATACTCGATTTGGGTATAAAGCTGGAGCATATATTAATCGATAAACGACCTGCTATACAGGTATATGCCCTCGGTGACGAAGTAGTATCGGTATTTTTGCGCGATATATTCTGGGAGCAACCGGTAAATACGAAAGTAACTTCTCATACGGCATTAATTAATACATATCATTTCAGTTATTACGGGATGGCATGCGATGTCGTTATATCGCAGTCGCCGGTTTCCGCCATAAACGGTCGGTATCTCGGCGTCGGTTCGAGAGGAACAAATACGAATAACTTATACGCGTTAGATTGGTCGTGGGACGTCCGTAATACGGTAGGCAGGTATTTATTGGTAAGACTTTCCGACTCGACTATACTTTATCATTCCGATTGGTTCGACCCGTCGGAGCAAGTATCGGCTTTCGACCTGTACGATTATTCCGATAATTTCGGCGGCAGAGTAGAGGGCAGAATAACGTCTATATATATGCGCGCCCTATGCGACGTAACTATGGTAGGGTCGTTGGCTACATATCCTTTACCCGCTAACGATATAACGCAAAACGGCTTAAATTATTCGAGAGCCATTGGCTACAATTTCGATAACGCTTTGGCAATCAGTACAGAAGAGAGTACGACCCCTACAAAATACGGACGTACAAATTCGCTCAATTACTTTGCCGAAATGACGAATATGTATGGCGACAAGTTTTTTCCGGTTGCTCGGAGTAGCTGGATAAATTCGTCTATTTGGTTTACGTTTCGCGGAGGAGGATTTATCGTAGACGAAGCGGCGCGCAGAACGTTTTTATTGCGTGACGCATACGTACTGTCGAGCGTTATCGATAAATTACTGAAGCAGATAAATTCGGACTATTATTTTAGCGAGTCAAATTCGCAATTTTTATACGGTTCGACACCGATAAAACAAGACGGTACGCGATTATTCCTAACGCAAAAAACCAATATACTGAAAGGTAATTACGATAAACCGGCACAAAAAGCGGAAGTATCGTTAAAGCAAATACTCGATATGCTTTCGGCAGTTTATTCTTGCAGATGGCACATGGAAGGTAATGCCTTGCATATCGAACATATATCGTATTATAAAAAGGGGCGCACCTATCTTTCTACGGATATAGTAGGTATGGATTTGACTGCCGAAACGCATGTAAGGCATTATAAACCGTATACGTTTCAGAAAAACAGTTTTACTTACGATAAAGAGGCATTACCGGAAAAGATAATATATAAATACGGCGACAATACGACCGAAATATTTAACGGCAGACCGGTTAAGGTTATATCGTCTTTTGTGGAAAAAAGTAAAACCCAAGAAATTAATGTCGGTAATTTTAATGCCGACGTGGATTATATGTTATTAAACCCTTCAGACGTAAGTAACGACGGATTTGCCTTATTAGCGGCAAGGTTAATTAATAATATCAATTTAATCGATAAAAATTCGCAGTATTACGCCATTAACGCGAAATTAAATACGAGCGGGGTTTTGATTTATGCTTCCGGATTTACTACTTCGGGGTATATACCCGTTAACCCCGGCGTAATATACTCGACCAATTATAATTGCGAAATGGGCGGATGGTTTAATTTCGTCGGCGATTTTATTGCCTCGTTTACTAATTCGATAAACGGCGTTACGGCACCGCCAGAAGCTACTTATGCGCGGGTAAGTTTTAACTCCACTTATACCGATTTCGCTTTTATACAAGGCAATAGCCCGCAAAGCTATAAATTACCGTATATCGATATAACGGTAGACGGCGTAGATTATAGCTTACAAAACGGCTATTTGTCTTTTGCGTCGCTTATACCGGCTTTTCATACGCACGATTTGCCCGCATATAACGTAGAAATTAACGGCGTACAGTTTTCCGGCCCCGTGCATTTACGCAAGACCAAAAAACAGTCTTTGTGGGTAAACAGCCTTTCAGACCCGGAGCCTTACAGATTAGTAAAAACTAATATAGGTAACGGTCTTATAGAAAAAATGAGTATTAACCTAATAAGCAGACGGGTAGACCTGTCCTTAACTTATGATACATATTAATACATCGGCATTAGCTTTTTACGACAGGTTAGACAGACAAAGCCACAGACTCGATTATGCCTATAACGGCGTGTACAGTTTAATTTGTTCGACAATTAAGCTATTGCCTTTTCAAGTTATTGTCGATAAAACGTTTCCGACTGTTACTGCTTTGGCTGTTATGACTAAAGACGGTGCGCAGGTTCAAACTTTAGCGGCAAGTACAATATTACGCAAGACTTTTACCGATTACGACGTATTGATGTATATCGGTACAAATACGCTAACACAGGAGTTGGACGAAGGATTATACTATTTGGAGTTGCGAGCGGGGGCTACGATTTTATATAGCGAAGTATTTAATGCCGTTAAAACGGTACAGGCTTCCGAAGTGTTAGGTATAACTTATTGGGATAACGAGGACTTCGTATTTCAACATACGGCGGGTCGATTAGTTTATTCCGACAATTACAGAAACAAGTTGTACCTGCCTACGAAATTAGCTAAACCCGATTACAAAATAGAGGAAGTAGTGGAAGACAGAGACGGGTTTAAATTCGTAGAAAAGCAAATACAAAAGAAGCTATTCAGGTTTTCTTTTTTAGCTACGGAGTATATATGCGACGTTGTTGCATTGATAGGTATGCACGATAATATCGTAATAACGTATAACAATAAGATTTATATCGTATATGATATTTTGTTTACACCTACTTGGACTGCAGACGGGTTTTTGGCGAATGTAGATGCCGAATTTACTACCGATGCAGTTATTAAAAAAATCGGTCGCTTATTTCCTAAGCATAACCTCGGGGATTTTAATTCTGACTTTAATTCGGATTTTAACGTAATATGACACGAGAAGAGATAGATAACCTCATAATAGAGAACATATATACCAACGATGCAGGATTGATAACCGGTATTATTCTGCAAGAGGTATTGCTATCTATGGTCGAGTATAATGCAGAGTCGGCACATACGCATGTAAATAAATCTATTCTCGACCAGCTTACGCAAGCAAATTTGGATGTATTGTCACGATTAAGCATTATCGATAATAAATTACGGGTTAACTCCGATATGTACTCGACGGGTGAAATATCGGCATACGGTGTAGGTATAGACCCCGGTGGAGGAGCCGGAGCTTCTGCTTTAAGCGAGTTAAACGACGTAGCTTTAACCGTACCTAATGTAGGCGATTTACTTTTATATAACGGCACTCATTGGGAGAATAAGCCGCAATCGGCAATTACGCCAGATTTATCGGCTTATGCGCAAAAGACATACGTCGATACTGCAATAGCAAATTTAGTTTCGTCAGCACCGAGTACGCTTGACACGTTAAACGAACTCGCAGCTGCATTGGGAAACGACCCTAACTTCGCAACGACGGTAACAAACATGATTGCAGGTAAGGAGAATGCCATTGTTGCAGGGAATGCCTCGCAATATTTTCGTGGAGACAAAACTTGGCAAACACTAAACACAAGCGTTGTGCCTGAAAGTGGTAACCTATACTTCACGAATGCGAGGGTTAAGGCGTATGCCGACACGCTTTATTTGCCGATAAACGGAAATGCTGTTTCCGCAACAAAGCTGCAAACAGCACGTTCATTCTCAATTACAGGCGCAGCAACCGCTTCGGCAGTGAATTTTGACGGCACTTCAAATGTTGCTTTAAATGTTACTTCACTAAGTGCAGGAAATTTAACAGGAACTATGCCATCGTCGGTACTCGGCAATTCGACGTTATACGTAGGAACGACGGCTATACCTTTGAATAGGACAAGCGCTTGGCAAGCGTTGACAGGAATTACTTCTTTGCAAATTGGAAGTGCTTCGGCTTCTGCAAAACTTATGTACGACGCTGCGAAAAATGCCGTGTATGTCGTCGGTTCTGACGGAACTACGGCTGTTAACTTCTATGCGACAGGTGAAGTTTCTGCTTACGGAGCTGGCACAGGAGGAGGAAGCGTAAGCTATAACAGGCTCGATGCTTGGTCAGATTACACTTCAGACAAAGCTGGATGGGTATTATCTGCGCTATTGGGAAACGATTTAAATACGAGGTTATCGTTGCTCGAAGCTGGAGGAAGCGGAAGCTATCAACCGCTCGATGCAGATTTGACGTCGATAGCAGGATTGACAGGCACAAGCGGGTTTCTTAAGAAGACAGGCGTAAACAGCTGGGAGCTTGATACAAATTCGTATGCGCTTGCTTCACACACGCATACATTTGCTTCACTTACAAGCAAACCGACGACACTTTCTGGGTACGGTATTACAGATGCGGCTAATATAAATCATAATCATAATGGTGTTTACGAACCTGTATTTTCAAAGAATACAGCTTTTAATAAGAACTTCGGGACTACTGCAGGTACTGTTTCAGAAGGTAATCATACGCATACGTTTGCTTCACTTACAAATAAACCAAATACAATTGCTGGATATGGCATAACAGATGGAATCACAGGAACAGGAAATGCTAATTATCTGCCTAAATTCACAGGAGCTTCATCTATTGGTAATTCTGTAATATATGAAAGTGATGGAAAGATAGGGATTGGAACGACTACACCCGAAAATTCAGAAAAGTGGGAACAAGTGTTAGACGTTAGGGGAACTGCTCACGCAAAGAGTATAGTAACTACCACAAATGTTCATACTGGAGTATGGTCACATAATAGTGGTTTCTATGGTGCTCCAGCAGGTGGTATAATTGGGACAAAAAGTAATCACCCACTTTCACTTATTACAAATGGAGCTTTTAAGGTAATAATATCAAATATTGGCAATGTAGGTATAGGTACAACTACACCCTCTCAAAAACTCCACGTAATTGGTAATGCTATTGTATCAGGAACAGTAACAGCACCAACTTTTATAGGAGCTTTAAGTGGTAATGCTTCATCGGCAACAAAGTTACAAACTGCAAGAACAATAGCAGGAGTTTCATTTGACGGTACAGCTAACATAGCTATTCCATTTGCTAATCTTTCAAGCAAACCGACCACTTTAGCAGGCTATGGCATTACGGATGCGGCAAGTTTAAATCATACTCACGCTTATCTTCCATTATCTGGAGGAAGTTTAACTTCTACGATGAAAAATGTAACTACTGGAGTATTTGGTAGTCCACACTTGGCATTAAAAGCATCTAATACCTTAGACAATAATGGATTTGTTGGTATGACTTTTGCAACTTCAACCAGTCCTAACTATGGATATTCTTTAGGAGCTTTAAGAAGTACAAATGGT